AACTGGAGAAATTTTAGCAAGTAATAATAAATGGCTAGCATGGGTTTCGAGCCCAAGCTCGATTGTGGATGCGGGTGTGGAGGCGCCAGGAAGAGTGATACGGTGAAGTTCAAGTACGCGACGTACTCTGCTCTCGTGTTCTTCTTCGTGGCGAATCCGGAGACGTTCAAGTTGGTGAGCAGCCTGCTCGGTGGCTGGGTCGCCGCTCCCGGTGGCTGCCCTACTCCCGCGGGTCTGTTTCTGCACACGCTCGTCTTCCTCGCGCTCGTATTTGGACTGATGAAGCTCCGGAGCTAATTTTTTTCCCAGTAAACATTAAATGTGGACCAAGATTCTGATTTTCATGGTCGTGTTTTTCCTCGTCGCCAACCCCTCGACGTTCAAGATTGTTCGTCGTCTGCTCGGCTCGTGGGTGGCAAGCGCCGAGGGTCTGGCCACGCCCGCGGGTCTCATCCTGCATTCCGCCGTTTTCGTCAGCCTGGCCATCTTCCTGCCCAAGGCTCTGATGCGCGCATCTGGTTATCAGGACGATGATGAGGAGTATGAGGATGAGGACGGTGAGGAGTACGAGGACGACGATGGGGAGGAGTATGAGGATGAGGACGGTGAGGAGTACGAGGACGACGATGGTGAGGAGTACGAGGACGATCCGGAAGAGTTCGCCAGGCGCCGGTCCAAGCGCTCTTCCAGAAAGCCCAAGCGCTCTTCCAGAAAGCCCAAGCGCTCTTCCAGAAAGTCCAAGCGCTCTTCCAGAAAGCCCAAGCGCTGCCCTCGCGGCTGCGCGCCCATAATGTAATTTTCATTGGTATTAATATGGCAGGTGGAGTCTTTCCAGGGGCGCCTTTCACGTTTAATATAAAATGCGTTATTTTCTCAGCCATGCTCGCGGGTGGGTACTGGTTCGCACCTCATAAAAATTATTACGTTCTGTTCTTTCTGCTTTGGTTCCCGTACTTGGCCATGGCGTGGTACGACTATATGTACGATTGTCGGGATAAACTTGGGCCGACCATCGTGCCGTTTGGCCGCTATATATGGCTACCCTTTAAGCCAGATCAGTACCGCGCAGATTTCAATAAAATGTCTGTAAGCCAAATTGGATCAATGGACAAGGTGGACCATTTGGTCGGGTGGAGCCTCGCGATTCTCGCCATTGCCTTTGTTCTTTACAAAAATCAATAGGATTTGTTTTTTTATGAAATGATGGGCGTCTCCCTCGTGCTTAGAGGGTACGATCGTTAGTTATCTAATGAACAAAGTGTCTTTTCAGGCGGTTGCGTGGGAGGGTCACGACACCGAAGATGGACGTTATACAGTCCGCGCATACGGCCGGACAGAAGACGGCCGCTCGGTCGCCGCGTCAACCACCTTCGAGCCGTACTTTTTCGCAAGGGCTGGTCACCGCACCCCCGACGTGCGCGGCGCGCGCATCGAGACTGTGCTGGCCAAGGATCTATGGGGGTTTCAAAACGGCGAGCGGGCGCGGTTCTTCAAGTTCACCTTCAAGACTCACAAGGCTATGCGCAGTGCGTCGTGGGTTCTTGAGCGCGATCACTGGAAGGTCTACGAGGCTAACATCGACCCCGTTCTGCGCTTCATGCACGTATCGGGGTGCACAAGCACGGGGTGGATCGAAGTCACGCACGCCGAAGAGGACATGGACACGCGCTGTGACTTGAATATCTCGACCGACAAGTTCACTCCCCTTGTCGGTCGTGACGAGATTGCGCCTCTCAAAATTATGTCATTTGATATCGAGTGTTATTCGAGCACAGGCGCGTTCCCCAGTCCCATGAATCTGAACGACGTCGTGTTCCAAATAGGTATGACCACCATGTCGTTCGGGACATCAGCGCCGCCTATTAGAAAGTGCCTATGTCTGAAGCAGACGGACGGGCCCGATTGCGAGTCGTTTGACACGGAGCGCGAGCTGATTGAGCGATTCGGTGAATATCTCGCCGAGGTGGATCCGGACATCATCACCGGCTGGAACATCTTCGGGTTTGATCTCGAATACCTCTACAAGCGCGCGACCCGCAACGGCTGCGAGGCGCTGTGGGGGCGGCGGACCGACGTGCCGTCTGAGCTGGTCATCAAGAACCTCTCGAGCAGCGCGCTCGGCAACAACGAGTTGAAGATGGTGCCTATGATCGGGCGGTATGTATTCGATCTGTTTCAGGACATCAAGCGCGAGCACAAGCTCGAGTCCTACTCACTGAACAACGTCTCCAAGCATTTCCTCAACGACCAGAAGAATGACATGCCAGTCAAGGAGATTTTCAAGCGGTTTGCAGAGGGCGACCCGGTGAAGCTGGGTGAGGTTGCTCAGTACTGTCTGAAGGACACCGAGCTCCCGCACGCCATCATGGCGCACGTGTGCCAGATTCAGAACCTCGTGGAGATGGCCAAGGCGTGTTGGGTCCCGCTCGCTTTTTTGAGCGAGCGCGGCCAGCAGATCAAGGTTTTCAGTCAGATGGCGTACAAATCGCGCCAGCTCGGCTTCTTGATCCCTACATTCAGGCGTCAGGGGCCCCCGGACGACTCGAAGTACGAAGGCGCGACCGTGCTCGACGCCCAGACGGGGGCGTACTACGGCCCGATCACAGCCCTCGACTTTGCCAGCCTGTACCCGAGCATCATGGTCGCACACAACCTGTGCTATTCATCGCTTGTGATGGATCCGCGGTACGACAACTTGCCAGGGGTCGAGTACGAGACGTTCGGCCCGCACCGCTTCGCTCAAAACGTCGTCTCCCTCTTGCCAACGATTCTCACTGACCTCAAGGCGTTCCGCAAAAAGGCCAAGAAGCTCATGGCGCAGAACGAGGGGACGCCCATGGAGGCGGTCTACAACGGTCAGCAGCTCGCGTATAAAATTTCGATGAACAGCATTTACGGGTTCACCGGGGCGTCAAAGGGGATGCTCCCGTGCGTAGCGATCGCGAGCACCGTGACGATGCGCGGCCGACAGATGATCGACGAGACGAAGAATTACGTAGAGGCTAATTTTCCGGGAGCCAATGTGAGGTACGGGGACACCGACTCGGTTATGGTTGAGTTTGACGTGCAGGGCCGCAAGGGACAGGAAGCCATCGAGTACTCGTGGGCCCAGGGTGAGCTGGCGGCTGAGCAATGCACGAAGCTCTTCAAAACGCCGAACGATTTGGAACTCGAGAAAGTGTATTGCCCTTACTTTTTGTATTCGAAGAAGCGCTACGCCGCCAAGATGTATGAAAAAGGGCGGGACGGTGTGGTCGCCTTCAAGAAGATTGACATCAAGGGGCTGCAGGTGGTCCGGCGCGACAGCTGTCAGTACGTTCGAGAAACCCTCAAGAGTTTGCTCGAGATGATCCTCGAGAGTGATGACCCGCGCCCCGTGATTGCGTTCGCGCGGCAGGCGAGCGCTGATCTCGTCGCGGGCAAGGTGGCGATGGAGAAGCTCACGATGAGCAAGCAGCTTGCGAGTGAATACAAGGTGGCGATGCCTCACGCGGCGGTCCGTGACAAGATCAAGAAGCGTTCTCCGGGGTCGGAGCCTCAGCAGGGGGACCGCGTGCAGTTTGTGGTGGCGGCCAGCCCTAAGAATGGAAAGTTGACCGACAAGGCGGAGGATCCCACGTGGGTCAGGGACAACGCCGTTCCGCTCGACTATCAGTATTACTTCACAAATCAGTTGAAAAAACCGGTGTGCGACTTGCTCGAACCTCTCGTGGGTGCCGACCCGGAGCGGACGATTTTCGCCGCGGCCACGGCGGGAAATAAGAAGGGCACGTTTGATCCCAAGATGCGTACGCTTGACGGGTATTTTAAGAAGCCGAGCTAGAAGAGAGTAAGGCTTCTCATGGAGCAACAAATTATGACCATCCTCGAGAATGAGGTCAACCGGCGCGTCAGTGAACGTCTGAGCAACGTGGTTCAGCACGTATCGAAAACATATCGATTGCCCTTTGACAAACTCATGAAGGACGTGGCGTGCCTAGAGGTGAATTCTGATCAGTGCCTCGGTCTGGTCGGCAAGGGGACGCGGTGTACCCGACACGCGCGAATCGACGGATACTGCAAGACGCACCAGGACCAAAAGCCGGTCATCGCGATGCGGCGCGCGGCGGTGGACGAGGCGCCCGTGGTTCAGCACACGCACACTCTCCCGCCTCTGTTTCTGTCCGGATGCCCGGCGTGTGAGAAGGTCAAGACAGTTAAACATTTGAGTTTCTTTTGAAATAATGAGCAAGTCCGACCTTCTGCTCGAGTCGCTCACGCGGTTTTACGAGGACCCGGTGAACGCGACCCGCCTGCACGACATTCTGACGGTCAAGAGCCAGGGTATTTCTTTGCGTAATTTGGAGTGGTTCATCACCAATTACGCCAAGAATCGTCACGTGACGTACACGTCGCCGGCGGGGCGCGCCTTTACGGTCCACGTGGCTTACAAGTCCAGCCTCGACGGGTATTCGAAGAAGCTCTTCGATCCCTTCTGCCGGACGGAGCGCGTCCAGTTTCAGGGGCTGACGACCACGGTGGCGCAACTCAACTTTATTAAATGGTGCATTACGAACGGCATCATAGACTATATGCAAAATGCAGGACCCTTCAAAGATAAGCCAGGCGCGCCGAGCCTCCCTGAAACTCTATCACCGAATATCCATAGTAAAATAGATACAGTGAGTACTGCGTAATAGACGCGGCAATCTCTGGTAAGAATTTCAGCGTGATATTAGATGTCCGTGAATTTAATTTTGAAAAATCAATATACCCCCCCTGATTGTATTCAGTCACATTCATACCGAATGAATACATATAGATGTTTTTCTGCGGCACGGAGAGGCCGTGCTCCATGGGTTGCTTGAAAGAACAATACGTGCCGTTTGCAAACGTGTCGAGAACATCTACGTTGTTCATCGTAATCTTCACCGTCTCGACCGCGTCTATGTACTGCGATTTCCCCGTTGGGAACGTGAGAGGGACGGCGGTCGAGATGTACTGCGACGCGTATCCGTACAAATACCGGGCGTCATAGAAGTTGGAATTCTGAGTATTCTCGTACGTTTTGTTGCGAATGAACCACGATAAAAGCTGGACAGGGAAATTAGCCGTGAGCGCCGCCGTCACGGATCCCTGATTGTACTCGGCGGTTGATTCCTTCTTTATGGTTGGAACTATATACCGAAGTGGCTGATTTCGGTAGTAAAGTCTCTCGGCGTCGGTGAGGCGAACCGACTCGAGAACTATGTACGGTTTAATTATATCAATAGTTCCGGGGAAATTTGTGAACCACGTCTGCGGCCGGAAAGTAAACCGAATGTAGATTTTCTGCGCCCATACCGCACACGCCGGGAAGTATGGCCGGCGCAGACGTTCGTGCCCCTTGTTAAAATGGCTGTGCCGTCTGCAAAAGAAGAATTCAAGCGGGATGAGAAGATTCAAGGGGGCCGTCGGACTCAGATTCTGATTAGGCTGCCCACCATTCACCAAGTTGAACATGCCGATCTGTTCATCATAGTCTAGAAACGTCTGATCACGAATAACAAGCCAATCGTCATATATTGTTTCTATTACAGTGTCGTTGACTATAAATTCCATTTTTTCTATAAGTGCCCGACCTATCTGATTCGTATAAGAGAACCCGCTGCTAAGTGGCGGCAATGTAAGCTGCAGATGCATGTTTGAAAAAAGATCACCGAGCTCGGTTGGTCGGAGCTCTACGACCGAGACCCCCGGCTCTGCGCGGCGGATAAAAGTCGTGGTAGGGAGAGGAATGCGCTGCTGATACACGACCGACGAGGAATGCTGCTCGTACGAAGGATCCCATTCACCGCCCTTGAAATCAGTCGTTGTCGCAATCTTAGACTCTTGCGGGCCTATAGCGTCCAGCGACAGTACGCCACCTGCGTTAAATCCGAGCCGTTTTTTCTCTGTTAAATTTGTGTCATTTAAAAATACATGATCGGGCACGTCCTCACCGAGCTGGCGGATGTCCACGGGAAATCGAGGAAAATTATCATCATCGAGGGGCGGCACGGTGAGAATCTGGGGCGGCGCGAGATTCATGGGCTGTGGCACGAACCCAGTCGTCACGATGGGTGGCTCCAGCGTCCCTTGGTTACTCACGGTCACACCCGTGCGCGGGGTCCGTGGAAGTGGCGCGGATGGGGGAATTGCTGAAAGAATAAGAGTCCCTGCATAAATAACAGTAGGCGTGGGATCCCCGGGACGCTTGGGGCCAATCTTACCCCCAGCCGCCTGAAATTGACGCACCTCGAGAACGGACCCGAACCCGGGGAGACCGCGTAAAACCCATCCCTTGGCGATACCAGCTGGCAGTGGAAATTTAGAATAAAAATAAATTTTGAATTTTGAAATAAAATATGTACCAGATG